ACAAAGACGCCGTTTTTCGAGACCGGCTCGCGGCTGTCGATGTCCCGCTGAAGCCTTTCGAGCGCGATCAGGTCGAGCGCGTTCACAAGGCTGTTGTACATGCGGTCGATCTTGTCCATCGTATAGGCCCGCACGCCGATGTTGGTTACGTTCGGCGTGCCGGTCCACACGTTCTCGATCAGCGCCAGCGGCAACACGTCGGCCGGGACTTTCGGCGGCAAGGCATTAGTACGGCTGGAGACGCCCTTCAGATAAACCGCAAGGCCATCACTGTCCAAGCCGATCACGTCAACGCGCGGAAGCTTGAAGTCATAGTCGACTTGGATTTGGCCGCCCGTGACGCCGCCCGCGACCGTGATCGAGGTATTGGTAACGGCCGACGGGATCACAACGCCGAGGTAGCGATACTTGACCGTGTAGCTCGACCCTGAAGCCGGCTCCGCGCCGGCCGGACCCCACGAAATGAGATCGCCGGCCTTGTTGTAGCTCGTTCCCGCGACATAGGTCGTTCCGCCCTGCTTGACCTCCAGAATGGCGGTCACGCCGGTATTCAAGAGCGCGTCGGTTCCGTTCACCGTGCCGCCGCGCGTGATCGTATCGGTGACTTCCTTCTCGACCAACACCTGGCGAATGGTGGCGATCGGCCCATGATTGAGTGTGATGGTCGTAGGGTTCGCCCCGAAGGTCTGGACCTCGACCGGGATGCGGTAGAGATCAAACGTCTCCAGTTCGCGATGACGGAGGGCCGCGTAGCGCGTGCGCTTCCATCCCTTGATGTTGGCGACGCCTTCCGAGATCGAGAAGACTTGGTCCGTCCCATCCTTGCCGATCGCCGACACGACGCAACCGTTCACGATGTAGTTGCCGTTCGCGTCATTGTCGTAGAGGGCGAGCAAGGCGTTGACGCCCGTCAAGGACGGCGGCGGCGTCTGGTCGATGGCGACGCCATCCTTCAGCAAATAGACGGAATAGAGGTTGCCCTCGACGCCGTCGCCGGAGAAACCCCACGCGAGCGAAAGCACCACGCGGGCCGCGCCCTTCTCGCCTTCCGCCTCCGAGCCGGGATGAAGGCCGAGCAATGCCGGCTCTTCGAGCTCCGTCACGTAGGTTTCGGATACGCGCACGCCGATATGAACGGCTCCCGTCATCGGGACGGAAGCCAGCACGGCGGCAGGGGCGCTAAGGACGCGGCCATTGATGTACAGAAGGCCGGCGGTAAGGGTGACGGTATGAGCGTCGGCGTCGATGATGATGTCGCCGCCCTCGATCCGATCGCCGTCGCGAGCGACCATATTGCCGATCGCGCGGATTTTGTTCTGGAGGATCGATTGAGCCTCGACCATTTCGGCGGCCTGGCCCAAGTGACCCTCGCGGGTCAGCACGCTATCCCAAAGCGGAAATTGGGGCGTGCGGTCGTAAGCCCCGGAGAGGCCCGATTTATGCTCGTAAGTCATGATTGCCTCAAACGATCTTCAAGAGGACGCGAAAGCGTTCGCGTGATGTTTTGCCTAGAAGAGCCGGCGTGATGTCGAAGCCGCCGACGACAGCGCCGCCGGCAATGCCAGCGCCCGCAATCCATTGGATGCCAGCGGGTTGGGGTCCGACCGGCGAGCCGCCGAGCGTGACGCTCCAAGAGTGCATGGTTTCGCCCTCGCCCTCGCCGAAATCCATGAGAGCTTCGGCATAGATAGTCGAACCGGCTTGGCTGGCGACGACATAGTCCAACCCGTCGGCGTGATAGTATCCGCCGAACAGCAATTCGACGGGGCGATAGACACGCGCCTTGCGGAAGCCAATCGGCGTTCCGTCGGCCCGATAGGTGCCAATCCAGCATGATTTCGCGAGCAAAGCTGTCGCAATGACCTTCGCGCGCGTTGTGGCGGCGTCAGACATCCATTGCAGACCAGGCGTCGACCAGGGAACCGGCCCCCATGAGATCGAGCCGCCGCCGGCCGGCGGAGGAACCCACGCATTCAGGGCAACCAATTCCGCTTGCGTCAAATCGTGGCCAGCGTCGAAGGTGCGGCCGAAAGACCACTTCACCCCGCCGTCGTGTAGGCGAACGCCTGAAGCGTCGCCCCAAATGCCGTTGCCCCATCGGGAATAGGACCAATCGTGTTCCCGAACGTTGTAGCCCTTCCATGCCCGGTAGAATTCCGAGCGAACCGGGTCTGACAGCCTCACCACCGCCTCGATCGTGCCGAGATCGGTTTCGTTGTCGCGGAAGCGGTCCAGTTCCAATTCGTAAAAGTGCCAGCGCGTGCGGCGGAGCGGAGCCTCGTAAAGCGTCGAGAAGGCATAGCCGACCCAAGTCAAGCTTTCTGCGATACCTTGTGGCGTTCCCTTCACCCGTTGCCAGCGCAAGCCATATTCGATCGTCGTCGCGAGATCGGGCAGATATTGCGAGATCGTGCCGAGGCCGTATTCGACGACAAGCCAAGGCAGGATCGAGGGCTGGACCGTTTCGTATTTGAACGAATGCAGTTCGGCCGGACCTGGCGCGAGTTCGGGGAAGCGGTCGAGCGATTCCGACAGCGCTTCCTCGAATGGCGTTGAGTTCGGCGGGAGAAGGTGCTTCCTGTCCATTACCGATCGCGCCCTTTGAACGTGAGCATCACGTTTCCGATCTTCACCGCGGAATGGTCGTCGACCACTATGTCGTCGACCGGCGAGGCGATGGAAACCTTTTGAACGCCCGGTTGATGCAGCTTTGCGGCCAGCCAAGACCGCGTGACGTTGAAGCCGAGGCCGCCTTCAGCCGCGAGCGCGGCGCGCAAGGTCGCCTCCAGATTGTCGAAGACCGTGATTGGCGCGCCAGGCAGAAGCCAGACATCGGCGATGACGTTGGCCGTGGCGCTGGTCGCCGAAACGACCGTGACCCGATCGGAGATAACCCGAACGCTGTTTTTCTGAACCTCCGCATTTACCGCTGCGAGCAAGGCCGCGTCGGGCTCGCCGAAGTTGTCGGTCGCCAGGACAGCGATGCGGAGGTCGGGGCCACTCCCTACGCGATAGATCGACACGTCTTTGACCCGAATGTCGGCGCGTAGCGCGGCCGAGCGATACCAGTCGGCCCCGCCCGCCGGAGAACGGCCGGCGATCGCGATGATTACCCGTTTGCGGAGGGCGTCGTCACTCTCGCCGGACAGCCGGCGCACGTCATAGAACGCGGCCAGGTGATCGAGATCGGTTCCGCCGGAGAAGGCGACAAGGTTCGCCTTGGCGGCATCGTTCACGCGCGCGCGGAGAAAGACCTCGCGGTAAGCGGCGACCTCCAGCACGATCTTGACCGGGTCTGTTTCCAGGCCGCCCACGTCGTAAGCGATGCCGGCGGCGGCGAAGCGTGCATTGGCGTCCGTCATGAGCGACGCAAGGATCGCCTCATAGTCGATTTCTTCGATGATCGCCGGCTTTCCGAGCAGGGCAATTTCGGCTTGCGTGATCATGATAGGACCGCCTTACAATGTGATTTCAGCGAGCCGCGCGGAGGCTTCCGAGAAGTCGCCCAGGTGCCCGCGCGGATAGTAGGTTCCGGTGAGGCGGAAGATGATGCCGCCGTCCGCTCCGGCCTTCTCGACGTTGACAGTCTCCAGCCGGTAGCGCGGTTCCCATTTCGCGATGGCGTCCGCACACGCGGAGAAGACCGCGAGCAAGACACGGTCATTCATCGGCGCATCGATCAGGGCCATAATTCTCGAGCCGAAGTCGCGACGCATTACGCGCGTGCCGACCATCGTCGTGAGAACGACCTCGATCGATTGCTTGACGTGCTCCCATCCCGTCAAGATGCCGCCCCCATGGCGGTCGACGCCAAGGCTACTCATCGGCCGCCGCCTCGCGCTGCCGACGCCTGGCGGGCTTCTTTACCTCGACCAGCGTCAGCCGGTCGCCGTAGGGCGCGGCAAGGTATTTCGCCTCGCGCTCGCTCATGTCGATTTCCTCGCCAGCAACGCGCCAGTTCATGTTGAGGAAGCCGGTGTGATTGACCTTATAGCTAGGCATGTGAGCTCCCTTAGACTGGAACGTTTGTCGTCGCCCCGCCGGGCTCGACGCCGCTGTGAATGTGCGTGTCGCCGACTTCCTTGGCATTGTGCTTCAGGCTGGCGCCCTCGACATGCAGCTTGCTTTTCATCGTGGTTTGTGTGGCCGCGATGTCGAAGTCTGTGCATGTGATTGTGAGCTTGCCGCCCGAGACGGAGACGCGAACGCCGCCGTTGTCGATCAGCACGAATTCATCGCCGGCCTTTGACGGCCGGGGATTTTTGTTAGAAGGGATCGATTGCTCAATCACCCCGTCGGCCAGGTCGCCCGTCTCACTGGAGATCGTGACTTGCTGGCCGATCGAGGGCGGGAAATGCGTCTTGCCGAGGCCGGCCGCTTGCTCCGCCCACGGAACCCACGGTGAGAGGAAAGGCTTGCCGCCATAACCTTTCGCCATGAGCTCGACCCGCGCCAGACCCTTCGCCGGATCGACTTGCGCGATCTTGCCCGTCCTTTTGGAGGCACGATCGCGCCGTTCCAGATCCTTTATGCGATTGGCGAGGCCGAGGATGATGTCTTCCATCGTCGTCATTCGCCTTGCCTTTCATAGCCCATCTACCGTAGGCGCGGCCGGCTGATAGCCGCCGTTCTGAACGTCAGGGGACGGCGGCGGGACATAGCTCGCGGTGCCGAGTATGATTGCTTGCTCCCAACCGACGCCCCACACAGAGAGGCCGCGTGCCAGCGTCTTTTCGGAGTTGTAATTGAGGATCGAGATTTGATCGGGGTCCGTCCTTGCGGTCGGCCCCTCTTCCGCATGGAAGCGGTTCTCATGGATGACCACGACCAGGCTTTCCGCGATTTCGGCGGCCGTTGTGTCGACGCCCTTGCCGCGATCTTCAGCGATCACCGCCACGGCGACCGCGACGGCAAGCTTCAGGCGGCCGTCGGAAAGCTTCGTGGCGATGCCGTTGCCAGTGACGGAGACGAGGGCGCCGGGCGTTTTGATCCCGATGCGGCCCTTCTCGCCCTCGTCGAATTCGTTCGCATACTTGCGGACTTCCTTCAGGGCCGGGACGCGGGTCTTGATCTCTTCGACGATCGCATCCCAAAACGTGACGATATTGCTCATCCGACCACCGCCTTCAGGAAATTGACAAGCGTCGTCTCGATCTCGGCGAGGTTCGCTTGCGACGCGCCGAGCCAGGGACGGGCGACCATCTTCGTTGTGCCGAATTGGTGATACTTGCCATAGGGCACGCCAGAGCCGACCGTGACGCTGTCGCCGGCAACGAAGTTGGCGATCGAGCCCATGAGGCGGCCGGTGCGGACAAGCAAGCCGCGACCCTTCTGCGACTTGCCTCGCGCATAGGAGCCCGACCAGGGAGCCCAAGGCACGCCATCGGGCGAAACCTTCTCGCCGAACCGGCGCTTGGTCTGGCGCTCCGCGATGCCGCCCACAGCGCGCAGCAGGCGGTTCCGGAAGGAAGCTTGCGCAAGCGCGTTCATGACCTTGTCGGCATCCGACGTGTCGAAGGAAATGACGACTTCAGGCACTAGCCGCGCTCCCAGGTATAGAAGCCAGTCGCGAAGTCGGGGCCGGTCTGCTCTTCCTGCTCGACCGGGACGCCGATCGTCGCCTTGCCGGCCGCGATCTTCGTCAAGAGCGACACCGCGTCTTCATAGCGCGTGCGATGCTCGTCGGTGCGCGGCCCCGCCTTCAGGGCGAGCCGGTAAAGCGCGATGTCGACGCAAAGCCGCTTCAGGACGGGCGTCGCGGCGGAGATCGGCAGCGGATATTTCGCGCCGACGTAGCTGTCAATTTCAGCCGAGGCATTCGCTAGACCTTCGGCGACGCCGGTTTCATCAAGCTGGCCGGGATTGTCTTCGTCTTCAGCGACGCGCAAGAGCTCGTCGGCTCCGTAGAGCTTGGCGATGTCTTCCTTCGTGGCGTAGGGCATGGCATCACCTTTGGAAATTGGTTGCGGGAGCGGGATTTGAACCCGCGCGCTCCGGAGCATGAACCCGGCGGGCTACCAGACTGCCCCATCCCGCGTTGAAGGCCCTCGATCAGAGGGCCAGGTAACAGACCTCTCCGCCGGTCCAGGCGTCGCACTCGATCGCGACCTCGATCGCGCGTCGCGCGTCAGCGCCCATGACCATTGCGGCGTAGGCGTAAGCCTCGCCGGAGCCTGTTGAGTAGAAGTCGGCCCGCAAAGGGCCGGTGAAACATGGTCCGCCGTTGTAATACCAGACAGAGCCGTCCGGCTTGACCAGCAACGCCTTGACATCAAACGTCTCGGCGAAGTCTTGCTCGACGCCGACCGCTTCAACGGCGCGGCGGAAGCTATCGGGGAGCCCGACGGTGCTCGACGACACGCCGAGAAGCGAGCCATCCTCCAAGCGACGAAGCTTTGACTTCGTCCCTGTCGGATGCTTGTCGCCCGCATAGGCGCGGCTGTCGGCCGCCATGACGCCCGCGCGATACGCGATTGTCGTCATGGCCTATTTTCAGGCCACCTTAGCGATTTCGGCCTGAAGGATCGGAAGGATTTCTTCCTTCGTCTTGGCCTCGCCGAGCTCGATCTTGAATTCGGCCGCGACAGCCTTCAGTTCGGCGGCGCTCATGGCCGCGAAGTCCGGCGGTTCGGCCGACTTCTGTTCTTTCGGCTCTTTCGAAGCCTTCGGTTCCTTGCCGGCCTTCGGTTCCTTCGGCTCTTTCGGTTCCTTGGTGGGAGCCTTGGCCTCATAGCCGTTGCCGGTAGCCTTTTCGTGGCCCTTGGAGCCGACTTCGACGAGGATTTCGGCCTGGCCGTTGGTGAGTGTGATCAGCTTCATTTTGCTCTCTCCGGGTGCAAAAAAAGAAAGGGCGAGGTTTCCCTCGCCCCTTCCTATCGGTTGATGTTAGCCGTGATGTCGGACGGCCAGGGCGTCACGGATTTTCTTGGTGCCGAACAGGATGTCGAAGCGCCAGATGCGGCTCGACTTGCCCGGATCGCGCCAGGTTTCCAGACGGAGCGGGATGCCCGTGACCGGATCGGTCGCAACCGAAATGGTCGAGCTCTCGCTCTCTTCGTCCGCCAGCGTGCGGGCCGCCCACATGAAGGCGTTCTTCTGGAACGCCAGGTTCACGGTGTAGGGCAGACCGGCGGTGCCTTCGAAGGTAACGGCCGCGTTGTCGGCGGCGGCGCCCTTCAGGGCCGGCAGGAACTTCACCTGTGCGAACGCGCCAGCAACGGCCGCGACGTTCTCGGTCACGACATACTGGCCCTCGACGTTCGCGACGGTGAACACGTCACCGACAACCAGGGTCCGCGTGCCAGTCGAGCCGTCGATCGCCATCGACGTTGCACCGGCAGCAGCAGCGCCGTTCACGGCCAGGCTGTCATCGACGGCCGTACCGGGAGTGTGCTTCGGAACCATCTGGTCCGAATAGTTGTCGAAGCCGTAAATGCGGCCGAGGGAAGCCTCGCGAAGGGCGGCGGTCGAGCCGGTCTTGTCGAAGCCCTTCATGCCCTTCAGGAAGTTCTTCTCGGCCTTGCTGTCGAACACCGCGCGGCGTTCGGCGGTGCCCGCAAGCTGAAGGTTCAGCGCCTCGCGGCTGTCGAGAAGAGCGTCTTCGTTCGCGGGAGTGGTGTTAGCCCCGCCGACGAAGTTCGGGACGGTCTTATACAGCGCGAACAGGTTGCGGTTGACGGAATTCGCCAGCGCCTTCACCGCGCTCTCGGCGGCCGAGGGCAGAATGCCGCCGGTCAGGCTCTCGCGCATTTCCTTGTCGGACATGCCGAAAGCCTTGTACTTCCACTGGTCGAGCACGATGTCGACCGTACCGGAACCGAGATCGGTCTTCGTGGTGCCGGTGTTCGGGTCGAAGTCGTCGGCCTCACCCAAATCCTGCGGCAGCGGGACCGAGATCGTGGCGGCCTTCTTGGCGGCTTCCGCCGAGTAATCAGACGCGACCAGGGCCGGCATGACGCAAGCCTCGCGCAGCACCGGGAGGGCCGCCGGGAGGATCAGGTCGTCCATGAGTTTCTTGAGATCGTTTGCCATTTCCATTCCTTCAAAGTTTGGACAAGCCGGCCCTCAAATGCGAAAGTCGCCGGGAGTTACCCGACGACTTCGATCTGGCCCGACATGTAATCGGAGGTCAGTTTCCGCTTGGTCGCCTCATCGGCGGCACCGAGCTTTGCAGTCCATTCAGCGCGGGTGTACTTGCCCGCCGCCCCGCCGCCGTTCTTGTTGTCCGGCGGCACGCCGCCGCCGCCCTTCGCCTGGCTTTCAAAGGCCACGGCAAAGCGCTTGTCGGCACGCATTTCGACGACAAGGTCATCCACCGACATCATTTCGCCCTTGGCGTTCTTGATGCGGGGATTTCCGTTCGCGTCGATGACCTCGACTCCGAATTTGCCATCCTTCTCAGTCAGGCGAAGACGGTCGGTCACGACACGCTGAAGCAATTCCGGGTTGCCCTTGTGCGCGGAGAGCGCGGTCAGGGCGGCGTTGTCGACCAACACGCGACGAATTTCGCCGGTCAGGGCGCCCTCGCGTTCGGTCCACTTTTTCTTGTCGGTTTCGACTTCGGCGAGGATTTGCGCCTTGATCGCGTCGACCTTCTCGCTCGCGATACGGTCGGCCTCGACAGCAGGGTCGAGATTGCCGATCTTCGCCAGCTTGGCGATCGCTTCCTTGGCGGCCTTGGCGTCCAGACCTTCGAAGCCCTTCAGCTTGCCGTTGGTCTGCTTGTGCGCCTCGCGCTCACCGGAGAGCGCCGACTTCAGGCTCTCGACATTGTCGAGCGCAAAGCCGTGACTGCCTTCCACATCCAGGCGGAACTTGCCGGCCAGGTCGCCAGAGTCGTCGCCCTCGATCTTCGTGTAAAATCCTCGCGCCGTTTCGGGGACAGCCGAAACGTCGTCAATAATTGCCTTCAGTGCCATCTTGTTCTTCCGGGGTTGCGAGGCATCCCGCCTCTAAGGATCGCTTGGCATCCCGCCGCGCTTCTGCAAAAGCCGGTCGTTCGATCAGGCGAGCGTCACGCTGGCCCAAAACGAAAAAGGCCCGACCGCGTGCGATCGAGCCTTTGAACGGATTTTGTCCCTTGCATTAAAGGCATATATGAGCCGGCCAGGCTCGTCAACAATTTATTTTGTCAAAGGACAATCTTTAATGTGGAAATGCGGCTTCTCGCAACGCCGGCAACACCAGAACATCGCGCCGCCGACGAGCTCGCCGTCGATGACGTGGCCGCCAATTCGGACCTCGATCAGGGAGCCGTAAGGGTAGCCGACCGCGACCGAACACGGCACGCATTCGAACTTTTCAATGACGATGTCTTTGGAGCCTTGCCGAATGACCCGCGCCTTTGGCTTGGCGCTGGAGCCTCCGCCCTCAATCAAACGAAGGCGTCTAGGGTTCTCTGGCAAATGCGACCTCCAGAAAAGGAAATGGGCAGACCCGAAAGCCTGCCCACGTTTCCTACCACAGAAACGGCCAGCGCTCCGGTTTGGGCCTTCGTGCTGACTTGGCGAACCTACGCCGCGCCCTACCCGAATTCAACCGTAAATCGCCCGGTTTGCAACTTGACAAAAAAATTTGTTGAAGCGCCACCGCGACAAGTTTATATGTCAGCCCTCACCTACCACGGAGAAGCGACACATGATGAACGTACAACAGGCCGTCGGCAGCTTTATCGGGCTCGCGGTCGGCGATGCTCTCGGCGCAACACTCGAATTCGGCCCGCGCCTGCATCACAACCCGCACACCGAAATGATCGGCAAAGGTCCGTTTGGCCTAAAACCAGGCCAGTACACCGACGATACCGCGATGGCTATCGCGCTCTCCCACGGCATCCTCAATTCCGGCAAGGTCTTCAACCCGTTTGAAGCCGCGATGGAATTCGCAAGCTGGTATGCTCGCGGCAAATACTCGTCGAATGGGCGATGCTTCGACATCGGCAACCAGACGCGCAAGGCGCTCGATCGCTTCATCGACACTAAGACGGCAATCGCCTCTGAAGACGAAGAGGCGCGAGGCAACGGCGCGATGATGCGGCTTGCTCCCGTCCCGATCGCCTATTGGCAGTCGCCGGAGACGGCGGCCCATGTCGCGGACCTTCAGGCGCGCATCACCCACAATAGCCAATACAACGCCGCCGCGTGCCGCTGGCTTGCGTATCGCCTGGCGAAGCAATTCTCGTCGTCGCGAAGCCTTTTCCATGAGATCGACGGCGACGGCGAGGAATTGCTCGCCGGCAACATGGAGCTCATTGCCTGCGTCCGCGAGCGGTGGAAGGTGCTACCGCCCTCGTCGGTGATCTCGGATGGCCATGTAATGCACACTCTTGGCGCGGCGCTTTGGTCAGTCCAGAACACAAGCACCTTTGAGGCGGCCGTCGTGACGGCTGTAAACCTGGGCGGGGACGCCGACACCGTCGGCGCGGTCACTGGCATGATTGCCGGCGCGGTCTATGGCGTGGACGCCATCCCCGAGCGCTGGAGCCGGGTTCTCGTTCACCGCGACCCGATCAAGAGCCTGGCGCAACGGCTCACGCAACTGAATTGACGAAGAGGCCGGTTTCAACCGGCCTTTTTTTCTTCCTCGTCGAGCTCCGCCAGGCGCTTCACCGCCGCCGCGACGGCCTCCGGATCATCGTTCGCCTCTATGATGTCCTCACAGATGAACCGTTCATTGGCCCGCTTTTTCGCGAGCTTGGCCTTGACCGCCTCGTCGGTATTCAGGACTTCGTAGGGGCCGCCGAACTTGTCGGCGTTGATGGGCGTCTTCATTCGGTCACTTCCTCGACTTCTAGGACGATCACGCGGTTCCCCGAATAGGTTCCGACCTTTTCCTTGTAATAGGTCGTTTCATCGCGCACGCCCACTACGCGGTATTGCGTGCCGCGCGTGATGATCTCTTGCTCATAGTCGGTTCCGCGCAGCATCGGCGTCCCCTTCTTGAACACGGCTTCCATAACGAAGGCTGTGTCGCCCTGGCCCGGAATGTTGATGGCGGAGCCGTTCGCAAAGTTCGACGCCGCCCTCTCCCGAACCGAGAATGACATATAGCCGTCATCCGAAACAACCAGGCCCTTGAGATCGTCGACCTTGAAGTCGGCCGGAACGCGGGTCGAGCCGAATTGCTCTTTGAGCGTGTGGCGAATGTCGAAGCCGCGAAACCCCTGCATATCGACCGGCGCTTGGTTCTTCATGAGGGCGCGGTCCATCCTGGCGATCTTGTCCGCCGTCGCGCCGCCGAGCTCTTTGATCTTTCGGCGGTCGCCCTTGTGCTCGCGGAGCATGGCGTTGATGGCGCGATAGGTCGAGCCCTTGTACTGGTCGATCGCAGTCGCCTCCGGCGCGGTCACGTCGTTGTAGTGCTGGCCGGCCCATGAGAAGTATTCGTGGTCGGCTGTCTTGAGCTTGTAGAAGGTATGGCCGTTCGCGCCCTGTCCGATCTCGTGCTTGATCGACATGATCTCTTGATCGGAGAGCTGGATTTTCTTCCCGGCCTTTTTCGCGGCGGCCAGGGCGGCTTTGATCTTCGCCGCTTCCTCTGCGGCGGCCAGTTGTTCGGCGGCGGCCTTGGCGGATGCCGCCTTGGCTTCCTCGATCGCCTTCGTGGCGTCGATGTATTGGAACTTGACCGTCGGCTCTTTCAGGGCTTCGGCGGCCTTGATAACCGCCTTGCCCTCGATCAGGTGGAATTTGCCGTCGACCTTCGCGCCGTAGACTGGTTTGGTCGGATCAAAATTCTGAATGATCGCCTTGACCGTGTCGGCCTGCACCGTACCGCCGTAGACGATCTCGATATCGCCGAGAGCAACGTCGGCAACCTGGCCGCTGGCCTTGGCGGTTTGCGCGTTCGCTCCGGCGTACATTTTGGCGTAGCCGCTCGCGGCCGGCGACGATGACGGCTGCTTGAAGTTAAGGGCGCCCTG